TCAAAATCAAAACAATACACAGGTAATAATAAATGTTATCCGCCCCGAACAATTTAGTCGTGAATTTCAAGCCGACGCTAAAACAGATTGAAGCGTTTGATTATTTATGTGATAAAGAAACGACCGAACTGTTATATGGCGGAGGAGCTGGTGGTGGCAAATCTTATTTAGGATGTTGCTGGCTAATTATATCTTCTATGCAATATGCTGGAACTCGTTGGTTAATGGGCAGAGCTGTTTTAAAGTCACTTAAAGAATCTACCCTTTTGACTTTCTTTCAAATTTGCAAGTTGTGGGGATTAATACAAGACGTTCATTATCGATACAATTCTATCGAAGGAACAATAACATTTTGGAATGGTAGCCAGATTTATTTAAAAGATTTATTTGCTTATCCTTCGGACCCAGAATTTGACGAGTTAGGTTCGACGGAATATACTGGCGCTTTCCTCGATGAAGTTTCACAGATAACGAATAAAGCTAAGAATATCGTGACTTCTCGTTTACGCTATAAGTTAGAGGAATACCATCTTGTCCCTAAGATACTTTTTGCTACAAATCCATCAAAGAATTGGGCTTATTCTGAGTTTTACAAGCCCGCTATTGAAGGAACATTGCCTTCTTACAGAAAATTCATTCCTGCATTGGTTACTGATAATTTTTATATGTCGCCGCACTACATTGAGAATCTTAAAAAGCTTGATATGGTGTCGCGTGAGCGTTTATTATACGGGAATTGGAACTATGATGACGACCCGACAGCGTTGTTCGAGTATGATAAATTGCTTGATATGTTCAGTAATGTGCCGATATTGGGAACGAAGTATGTGTCGGTTGATGTGGCCAGATTTGGAAGTGATAAGACAACAATTTTCTTATGGAACGGTTTGTTTTTAGAACACGTTTATTATTTCACCAAGCAAAGTATTGAGGAGACGAGAAAATTTATTTTAAAGTTGTGTCAGGAGAAAGTTATTCCCCTAAGCAATGTGATTATTGACGAGGATGGTGTTGGCGGTGGGTTGGTTGATACTTTGCTTAATGTTAAAGGTTTTGTCAATAACGCCACCCAGATTGTAAATAATGTTGGATTTGAACCAAACAAATATAACTTTGCTAATCTTAAATCGCAATGTTATTTCTTATTGAGTGATTTTGTGCTGTCGGGCAAGATAAGTATTTACAAAGATATTGACCCGAAGATTAAAGAGATGTTAGTTGAAGAATTAGAACAGATTAAACGTAAGGATGCTGATAAAGACAGTAAGATGGCCGTTATTTCAAAAGATATTATGAAAGAGAACTTAGGTCGCTCTCCAGACTTTGCTGATGCTTTAATGATGCGGATGTACTTTGAGTTAGGAATTAAGAAAAGTTGTTGGTTTTTTGGGTGAAGTTTAAACATTAATTAAAAACCCTAACAACTTTTCTTTCAATAGTTTCACCGGATTATAGCGCTATAATCCATCTTTACGTTCATGGGAATATTGGACATATTTAAGAAGAACGATAGTGTTCCAGTTAGTAATACAAAGAAAGAGATTCGGGCTTTTAATGGTGCTGACACGGCTTCTGTTAATAATATGCCTTATCTTTATACTTGGTTCTGGACTGCTAATTTAGGAGTTCCAAGACAGACGGACATTCTTGAGTTAAGAAAATATGCAAAATCTTGTTGGGTTCAAATGGTGAAGAACGCAATCAAGAAACAAGTTATGACGTGCGAGTGGGACATTCTTGCAGAAGATGAGGAAGAAGATGTTAATGCTTACGAAAAAGATGTTGAAAAAGTTAAAATGCTTTTGAATCAACCAAATCGCAATGGAGATACGTTCTGGTCATTATGGACACCTTTTGTCGATGATGTGCTTGACCTTGATGCCGGGGTCATTTGGAAAGGTAGAAATAGTAAGGGCGAATTAGTCGAGTTGTTCTCTTATGACGGAAGCAGGTTTTTATATGATATTGACGAGCATGGAATAATCAATGGCTTTTATCAGTATTCTTATCGGTCGCCGAAATCTAAACCGATTTTCTTTGAAAAGAAAGAAATCATTTATGGTAAATTAAACAATACAAATGAACAGTTTCCTTACGGTTGGTCGCCACTTCAGTCTATTCAGCAGGAAGTTGAATTGATGATTCAGTCAACAAGATACAATAAAGAGTTCTTTTTAAATAATGCAATCCCTGATGGCATTGTTTCTGTGCCGATGCAATTCGACCAATTAGAAAGATTTAGAGCCGATTGGGAACAGCAAGTTAAAGGTAAACCGCATAAACTCATATTCCATAACTCTGAGGCTGATTTCACGCCTTTAAGAGTTAATAATAAAGATATGGAGTGGCTTGAGGGTCAGAAATGGTATTTTCATCTAGTGTTTGGTGTGTATGGTTTATCCCCTCAAGAAGTTGGTTTTTATGAAAATAGCAATACTGATACGCAGGCCGGACAGGAGCGTATTACGGTCAAGAATGCAATAAAACCATATTTGAAATTGATTGAAGATAAAATTAATAATGACATAATCCCTGATTTAGTGGGACACAATGAAATTAAGTTTAAATTCTTCCCTAACGACCATGACCAAGAAAAAGAAGAACATGCTCAGACTATGGCGAAATTGGCAGCTAATGTTTATACGATTAATGAAGTTCGTGCGATGGAAGGTAAAGACTCCGTTGAATGGGGAGATACCCCCATGATGATTCAGCAGCAGGAGAGAAACATCGAGGCTACAAAGGAAAGGCCAGTAGTTCCCTTTGGTGAGGAACCTAAAAAAAAAAGTCTTTTATCTGAAAAATCTCGTATAATTGCGGTTGGATTGGGTTATGAATTTAAACATAAAGAGGAAATTAAAGAATCTGAAGCTAATTTAAATAAATCGGCTTTAATTGATGCCGGAGAAGATATGGTTGAGGAAGCAACTGATTATGCAGACTTTTTAGACAAGAATTTTAAAGTGTGGGAAACTAAAGTTTTATCGTTTGTTGACCATACATTAAGTGAGGAGCTTAGCAAGGATTATAAAGTTATTGATAAAACATTCGGAGAGTTCCTGTCACGTTTATTTAATGTCGTGAACACTTCTAAATTCTTTACTGGTCTTAAATCTGTTATCAAGGCGACGTTGAAAGAAGGACTCACTGACACCGAAAAGGAACTCAGTATTGATATTGGGTTCAGTCTTGGGATGGATAAACAAAGTGAGATTTTAGCCAACAGACAGTTGGACGGGTTTTACATTGAAGGAAAACGATGGAACGGATTGAAAGGCGTCGCTGATGACGCACAACACGAGATAAGTAAAATCGTTCGTGACGGAATTGTTAGTGGTGGTTCTGTTAAAGACGTTAAAGCCAAGATTAAAGATTACATGACGGAATTGCACGGTGGGGAGAAACTGGACGGTGAAGTTACTGAAGGCAGAGTAATGAGAATTGCGAGAACAGAGACAAACCGTTTTTTTAATCATTCAAAGACGCAGGCATATAAGGAAAGTGGTGTCGTTGCAAAACGCAAATGGGATGCCTTTCTTGATAACAGAACTTCGGATATCTGCGAAAGGTTGAACGGACAGGAAGTTGGTTTAGATGAGCCGTTTGTTGACCCAGGGACAGGAATTGCTTATGACCAACCCCCGGCGCATCCTAATTGCAGAAGCCGTATAACCGGTGTATTGAATGACTAAATTTAAACATTAATTAAATACTCGTTAATGTTTATAAAACCAGAATGACTGATAATATTGTAAAATTATGGATGCCTGTAACTAAAACAACCTCTGGCAAATTGGTTGGAATTTTATCTGATACTTCTATTGACCGCGATGACGAGTTTATGACTAAAGAACTTTTGGAAAATTGGTCAAAAAACACCTCACTTAAAGCATTGGCGAACCATGAAAATAAGATGGAAAAGTGGGTTGGCGGCTGGAATAATTTAAAAGTTGTTGAAAAGAACGGCAATCATGCCCTTGTCGGAGAGCCTTGGTTTTTTAGTAAAGAAGCGAATCCCCTAGCNGAACAGATTANATTACAAGTTATGGAGTCTATCGAAAAGGGAGAAAATGCTGGTATTTCTATTGGCGCTATTCCGCTTGAAACAGTGGAGAAATTATGTTCAGATAAGAAGAAACGTAGGGGATACGTTAAAGCTGAACTTCTTGAAGGGACATGGGTTCCAATTCAATCTAATCGTAATGCGTCTTTTGGACATATTGCAAAATCATTCGACTTTGATATCGATAAACAGGAGGAAATTAAAATGACAGAAGAAACTATTGTTGAACAGCCCGTGGTTGAACAGCCCGTGGTTGAACAGCCCGTGGTTGAACAGCCTATTGTGGAAAAGAAAGAAAGTGAAGAAGTGTTGACTTTGAAAGCAGAGATTGTTGCTTTGAGTAAGAAACTAGAAGATGTCACTGCCGCTAAAGATATCTTACAGAAAGACGTAGATTCAAAGGCAGTGTTGAAAGCAACTGTAGAAACTGTTGCACAGAAACAAGTTGACGTAACGCCAACTGTTGAGAATATGCTTAAAGCCCGAATGGGACTTTTAAATAAATAAATAAATCGGAGGAAAAACAAAATGTCATTTGCAAAATGCGAATTAGATAATTACGAAGCAGATTATCACTTTGAAAAGTGCTTCGGCGAACACGGAATCGCAAACGGTCAAACTTATATCGACCCAATGAGAGGTCTTGATATGAGGAAAAATATCGGAGAATCCGTAATGCAGAAGATGTTGAATAAAGATGCATCTTTCACATCCACTAGCGGTGGAACTTATACCGGATATGGTCTATTGCCGCCTTTCGTTGACCCCAGTATTGTTGATAGAACCGTAAGGGAAACGCCTTTGGTAAGACTATTAGCAAGAAAAGCAATTAGAGGAAGAAGTTATGTTTATAACATCTTGACCACTAAAGCAGGTGCAGCTTTCTTAGGAGAAGACGCATCTTTAGCCGACCAGAAGGATACTTATGTAGTAGGAACCGCAGCAATGAAATTCTTATATGCTGTAGGAAGAGTGACTGGACAAGCATCTGCTTCTGAAACCATCATCAATTTGATGCAAGAGAAAATCAGAGTAGCAACCGCTTCTTTGAATGAAGCATTAGAAAACGAAATCCTTAACGGTGCTGTAGCAACTAACGTATTAGGTTTCGACGGTCTATTGACTGCTATCTCCACTAATACCACCAACAACGCAGGTGCAAATATTGACTTAGAACAAATCAGAACCGACTTGAACACCTCCTTCCAAGCGAACGGAATTGTTGACTTAGTCGTTACTGATGGATATACCCACAATTACATCAAGGGCCTATTGATGGACTTCCAGAGAAATGTTGAGAGACCTTCGGGTTCAATGGATTTCGGAATTCCTGACGCCTTCACCTTTGATGGAGTATTGTTCATTAAGGACAGATATATGCCTACCACTGCAGCAAGCAGACAAATCATATACCTTGACACCCGATATGTATTCTTAGCAGTATTGCAGGATTATACTTATCAGGAAATTGCTAAAGTCAATGACAGTGACAAGTTCTTTATCAAATGGTACGGAACTCTAGTTGTAAACTTCGAGGCCGCTATGGTACGAAGATACGGACTAGCATAAGGAGGTAAAATAAAATGGCTTTGATTGCATTAACGGATTGCACCCTTCAGAAAAAGTTGGGTGGAGACTTCTCTGAAGTCCTCATCCTGACACCATCAACAGCCGATAGTAATGACACTATTGACCTTTCAGCATTGGTAAACGATACCAATGTTTTAGGACTATTTGCTTGGGACGTAGAGACTGGTGACAATGTCACCGTAACTCTAACTCCTGCAACTGGTGTTATTACCGTTGACGCTGCCGGTGGAACTACCANTCACACTTATGCAATAAGTGTGAAGTTCATCGGAAAACTATTCACCGCATAATTGTGGTGATTATTTTTTATTTTTATTTACCCTATTAAGGAGGAAACACAAAAATGGCAGACATCGCATTAAGCACCTGTAGTATTTATAAAAATCTGGACGGAGATTTCACGAACACGCTGATTTTAACTCCGGCTACCGCCGATAGTGCGGATGAGGTTGACGTTTCAACACTAGCAAATGATACTAATGTTTTGAGTGTTTTTGCTTGGGACGTAACGACTGGGGACGGTGTTACGTGCACATTAGACCCTGCAACTAATATTATCACATTAGATGCTTTAGGAGCAACGATTAACCACACTTACTGTGTGGAGATTAAGTACATATCAGAACTATTTACCCCATAAATGAGGTTTATAGTTATTTTTAAATTACCCTATTAAGGAGGAAAAACAAAATGTCAAACGGAATTAGTCAATTAGAAAACAGAAAATGGAAGTTTAAAAAGGATGTTCAGATTTTAGGAAATACTAGAGCGAACACCACCAGATATACATTAAATGAAAACTTTGAGAAATTGCCTCAATTGAGTGCATCGGTGGCATATAGTGTTAATAACAACTTTGAAATTTTAGGAACTCATGCATCTNACGATGATGTAACTGTTTCTTCAACTGTTGCTGGTATTCAATTGCAGACTGATGGTGCTGGTAATGACCAAGTTATCGTATTGCCGCATTTAACAGCAGGATTATCAACTTGGACTGGAATAAAATGGGGAACTGAAAACCAAGTTATTTGGGAGTGTACTATCAGAACCTCATCTTCTGTGGCCGGTGTTTTGATTTGGGCTGGTCTTAAATTAACCAATACCTCAACTATCGCTACTGATAACGACCAAGTGATGTTCAGATATGATGCTGCTGCCGACACTTATTGGAATTGCATATATTCCATCGGCGGAACTGATACGGCTGTCGTAAGCACTGTTGCCGTTGCTGCAAATACAATTTACAATTTTAGAATTGAAATCGATAGTAGCAGAATTGCAAGTTTTTACATCAATGACGTTGTAGTTGCTGTAAGTACCGCACTTACGAACGATGTTGACTTGATACCTTATGTTGGTGTACAGGATTTAGGCGCTGCCGCTAAGGAAATCGTATTGTGCAACGAAAAAATCAGTAGAATTTGGTTTGAATAAAACTTTATTTATTTTTTTTT